GTCTGACTAAACGGTGAGAACGTACCTTGTGTCGGTGCATTTGGGCCTGTAAGCGGGTTTCTTGTGATCGTAAATGCGTTGCTGCTTGAGTCTAAGAACGTGTTGTTGTTCGCTAGGTTGGTTCCGTTGCCGGGGAGTAGGAGTGTTACATATTCAAAGAACTGATCTGGTACTAAGGTCGTAGCAGCCCAGCCGTAAGCCCTAGACGCCAGAGAACCAATCTTAGATATAAAACTCATGCGAACCTCGTTTGACTTGCAAAGACCGTAAACGTCGCAGAAGCTGTCTTCACGATGGCATAAACATAAGCATCTACGCCTGATGCATTACCCGATGTCCATGCGGTTCCACCTTGATATTTAGGTGTTACAGATGAACCGTCAATCGTTACTGCTGAGTTGTAATAGGCTGTTGATCCTTGTGTGACTAAGAAGGTCGCCGTAAGAACCTGTCCCGTGGACATGAGTGTGTTTAAACTTGTCCCGCTTGACCCTCTAAAATTTACTGTCCAATTAGCTGATGCGTTAGATGTGTAGTACAGAACATTCTGAGTCGTTACGTCGTAATTAATCGTGCCTGTTGCGGCTGTTGCTGAGACTGTGCAAACCTCATCAGCATTTTGCAAGATAAGTCCGAGATTAGAACTTGTCCCGGCGAAGGTCTGTGCTGCTGTAAATGTTTGTGCTTGGTTTAATACGACACCCACAAACACATAATCCGTGCCGTTATAAGCAACTACACCCGACTGACCCGGGCGAAATATCACACCTGTTTGCCCGGATGCTTTAATCGTTAATGTATACGTTGAGTCAGCGTTGATGACCCTGAAAGAACGATTGCTACTTGGCGCCGTGATGGTTGAATCCTGAGCTAGGCTTGATACCCTTATCGTGGCATATTGCGCTGAACTTGCCGCGATGTTGCTTGCTGATGAATCGCCTGTTGTATTACTTAGCGTTAATGCGCCGGTGGTGAAATTTGCACTTGTCAGGGATGTCATCCCCGCTACTGCAATATCAAGATACTGAGTCAAACCATTGTTGGTGGTATCGCCCCAAGTGCCAGATTCTGTCCCTGTAACCGGGAGAGGCAGGTTGAGAAGCGTTGTGCGGTTAACAGTCATAATTTACTCCGTTTGTATTAGTTCCCAACCCGCGTCCTCAAAGGTATTGATATTGGTCCATTGAGCATCGAAGTTTGTATTAATCAAAACCCATGAAATAACACCGAGGTTTGCAACTGTACCCGTCGATGATACGCCAGTTAAAGCAATGGTTCGTGACGTAGTTACTGAACCTACTTCACCCGATCCAGTAACCGCTGATATTCCCTGCCCATAATTGGCAGAACCCGCTTCTCCAGAAGCAGAAACGCCGTTTAAATTAACAGCAATTGTGGGGGTAAATGACCCTGTTTGTCCAGTAGCCGATACTCCGGAGAGTGATTGGTTATAACTAACTGTGCCGACGTCACCTGTTGCTTCTACACCCGTAATTGCAGTGCTTTGGTTAATAACGACACTTCCAGCCTGACCCGATCCCGCAACTCCAGATAGGGCAACAGTTCGGGATGTAGTGACTGATTCAACCTGTCCCGCGCCAACCACCCCAGATAGTGGTTGGCCTCCATTTACAGACCCGACAACTCCGGATGCTTCAACCCCAGTAATAGATACGGTCGTTGAAGGCGTTACCGTTCCCGCTGAACCGACTGCCGCAACACCTGATACGGAAGATGATCTTGTAATGGTTACTGATCCGACATCACCCGTAGCTTCTACACCCGTGACAGCTACCGTGACCGGGATTGTCGTACCAACAGACCCTACGCTACCTGTGGTTGTATTGCCGGTTAAGGCTATGGATGTGCTCGGGGTGACGGCCTGAACCGCTCCGCTGGCTAAAACGCCGGATAAGGTTGAAGACCGTGTAACCGATACACTATCAACAGCACCTGATGCACTTACGCCTGTCAGGGCTGCTGTTACAACTGATGCTCCAGTAACAGACCCTACGTTTCCTTGAGCAGAAACACCACTTAGTGCAACTGTTGTGGTTGCAGTAAGTGTGCCTGTTTGACCGCTGGCTAAAACACCTGTTAAAGCACTAGAGCTTGACGGGGTGACAGAGCCTACATCTCCCGCGCCTGAAACGCCGGTTACAGAAACCGTTGATACAGCGTCGCCTGTAGCGCCAGACGCTTCAACCCCTGATAAGGCAACAGTGATTGTTGGCGATAAATTACCTGTTGCCCCTGAAGCCAGAACACTTGTCAGGGCGGCATTATTTCCTAAACCGCCCCAAGATCCAGAACCCCAAGTGTCATAACCCCAACTCCCCGGGGGGAGTTCTAACCCGCCCCAAGGATTACTACCCCAATTACCGTCGCCCCATGCCGTATTTGCCACGGGACTCTCCTAAAAATTTAGGTGGTAGACAGTCTTAACAATGCTGTTGAAGTCGTGTTACTGGGCATCGTCAGCGTAAAAGTACCGGCGGCTACCGTCTGTGAGCCAAACGTGTGAACACTGACGGCACGATTTGAATTGGTGCTGTTATAAATCAGCACGGCATCAAATGCCGTTGACAGGGTCACGTTGGTGTAAGTGATAGAAGCAGACGGCGTCCAGTACGCCACTCCAGCAGTCGCCGATGTATTGGTTGACTGAGGCGAGGTTCCGTTTGTGATCGTTACGCCACCCGCTGTGTAGTTCGTCCCAGTTACTTCCCCGGTTGACGTATAAGCCGTTGTGCTTGCGTTCATGGTCGCTGAAGCAAGATAAAGCGCAGCTTTAAACGTATTGCCGGTGCTGGTTGTAAAGTTTTGAAGTCCTTGCATGAGTTCCTGCAAGAACGAGGTACACATTGACTGAGTATTTGCCATGAGTGGCTCCTTTGTCTAAACAATTTTTGCTGCTTTTGCAGATAACACCATTGCTTTTTTCAATGTCACATGAACAGATCTGTGGACCATTTCGCCTTCATGCCAGTATTCCACCCATGTTGTGTATTCGTTTTCATTATCCACGAATCCATCTTTTCTCTCAAGCAATGAGTCATCCATATCACCTTTGGTTGTAAACACGATTGCCATTATGAAATCCTTAATATTGCATTTGTTGCGTCATTAGCCGGGAATGTGATCACTAAATCCTGCCCTGCTTTAGTAATATTCACGCCGAAGTTTAATACCGCCACGCTACGGTCTCCGTTGGTAGAGTTGTAAATCAAGGCGCCGTTAGTTGTTAATGTCACGTTACTGAATGTGAGCGTGTCAAAAGACCAGTAAGCAGTAGTTCCCTGAAAAGATGGGGTGATGTTGGTGAGGGTGGCCCCGCCAGCCGTGTAATTGGTTCCACTGGCTTCACCTGCTGCTGTGTACGCAGTCGTTGAGGCACTGAGATCCGCGTTGGCGGTGTATAAGGCAAGTTTAAATACATCGCCTGTCCCCGTCGTAAAGTTATGAAGTGCCTGAACTACTTCCACCTTAAAACTTGTGGTTAGGGTTTGGATGATTGCCATCAAACCACCTTATCCCGCACCTGACCTGAACGATACGCATCCATTCTTTCAAGACCGTCGCCAAGGCGTTTGGCAAGAATTAAAGCTTCTTTGTATTTGGCGTTGATATTGGCTATTTGATCTGGTTCTGCCTTAAGAAACGTGGATGCTTCCACAAGAGCGCCATACAAAAGCACTGAGTCAATATTATCACTCAGCCAAGTTGTCGTGACATCAACATTCCCTGCTGTAATGGATGTCGGGTAATAAAAATAATGAAGCTCTAGCGCATATTCAGCATCTGGCGTAGGGCCAAGGATGAAGCTTAGTTCAGAGCTAATAACCCCGCCGGTTACATTCGGGCCGAATAGAGCATAACAATACGGCAATCCCGTGTTTCCTGACCCGGTCGGGATAGGAAAGGATTCCCGAATAAAGTTCACGTCTTTGTTCAACAAATAGTGATACGCACCACTTGCATCAATGACTGCAAATGAATAAGGCGCCAAGAAATCATTAGGACAGGTGACGTATCTTGAGTTGATGATGCACCCGCCCGTGACGTTTTTTCTCAAGCTTGGGAACTGGATCGTATTGAAGATCCTTTGTTCTGCTTGTGTTGTAAACGTCGTAAGGCTGTCTGTGGAAAACGTCGTTTCCAAATAGTCCTGAATCTGCGCCTTTAATTCCCCCCAATTCACGCCATCGGCCCCCTAGCCATTACGCCTTTGGTCGCAGCGCCTGTCCCGCGAATCTTAATACCAGTTGTCTTCACTTGAGTATTAGGATTCATGGCGACGCCTGACGTTGGATGCCAATTAGGCACCATGTTGTAGGGCATCTCTTTGCCGGGATTAGATGACGCAACTACTTTGGCGCCTGTCATCGTATGCGGTTCGGCATAGACCTCGGCAGAGCCAACTTCTTTCCCGCCTTTCTTCATAGAATACTTAGCCATGGCTTATCCTTGGTTACGCGCACGGGCCATGTTACGCCCCATCTTCTTCATCATGTCTGAAGTCGGACCGCCCTTACGCATTTTGGTTAATGGCTTCCCCGGGTGCATGGCTTTTTCATGTTTATGAACTGCTGCCGCAGCAGTTTTTTTGTCTTGCATCATGTCTTTCATGTTTGCTCCTATGAGGCAGTGACACTGTTTAAAAGGGCTTGACCAATGAGATGATTAGGCGTTAACCCTGAGTCATCCGCTCTTGCTCCGCCAACGGGATTAAACCCCCACTCTATAATCCGGCTACCTTCTGAAGGAACGCCTGTATAAAGCGGGTTGGTACTAACAACATTATCAACTGTTTGCATCCCGTTATAGCCTGACTGATAATACGAATTGGAATCGGGACGAGGATTCCTGACTGCCTGAGGGTCATTAACCGGATACATCCCCAACTGTAATTGCGGTTGATCCGGGGTCCAGCATTCAGGACAGGCTAGTATATTGACATTCTTTGTCTTAATTACCAATGGCTTTAATTGCTTCAGCTTATAGCGGAAACCGCACACATCACATTGTGCAATTGCATATTTTCCGCTTGCAAACTGATTAGGCATTTTCTGCTCCGTGCGGATAAGCGGGTTCTTTCATAGAGGCCCGAATATCTTGTAGCATTTTACGCAAATCTAATCTTGCCTGCATTACTTCATTGGGGATCGGGTTTGATAAATTCCCGTATTTTCTACCATCTGCGCTTTTTAGTGGATACTTCAGAGCTACATCAATCTGTTCTTTCTTTACTATCGTGTATTGATGAATTTGCTTTAAAAAGTCTATTGCCTGATCATTTTTTACACCCCAGCGATACTGTACTGCCCATCGCCTTCCATTAGGTGTCCTATCTCTGCTTGCTACCACCTTACCGCCAAACCAGTCCAAAAATAACTCCAAGCACGGCAAACTTGTTTGAGTTACTTGAGCGTGCAAAACCGTTCGGTAACCATGCTTACACTTTTCATTTTTAGAAAGCTCTATGATGACACATCCTTCTCCATCAAAAAACCCAGCAGCCCAAGCTAATTGAGTTGACGTTACCATCAGAACCCGCCTGTACCTAAAAATGATTGACGTGGAACAAACCTAACAGGCGCCTTCTCCCGGTCCTCATCGGCAGCTAATTGCCAAGCTTCATCGTACATGGCTTTTAACATGGGCATTCTGTCCATAGCTTGTGGGATTTTCATGGACAGCTTATAAGCCAATCCCGCCGTTAAGGCTTCTTGGAATCGGAAAGGAATATCTTCCACGTTAATACCATTGCCTGCGTCTTGCAGCCTTCTTAGGCGCCAGTAAATCAAATAATAGTAAGGCGTTGTGATTGACCCTTGGTCAGGCGCAGGCCAGACCGTGACATTAGGAAACTTCGTATTGCTTACGGTAGCGCCCGAACTATGAGACGCAGCCGTTGTATTGTTCTGCCCACGGACAACATTATTAAGCGTTGCATACGCCGATACCCCGGTTGCCACATTCTCAGCTTGCGTAGAGGTTCCATAGTAGTACACCGTCTCAGAGTCAATGTTGGCGTAACCGGCATATGGGATGCCGTTTAAACTCGTCATTGGTATGGTTGTGACTGACGAGTTGATGGTTGCGGCTAAGGTTCCTGTGAACGTGTAGGTCTGACCGCCTTGGCGGTCAATGTAGATCTGAATGGGTCTGCCTGTTGCTAGCTTATTGGGTATCGTGGAGTAAGTGCTTACTGATATACGGCTGATGTTGATGTCAACCTGATTGGTACCTGTCCCGGTTCTGATAATTGTTTCAACCAGATCTACCGTGTTAATAGGAAGCGGGTAAGTGATTTGATTCGCCATCAACATAATAGAACCTTGTTCTAAGGTCCACATATTGATCCCGCGATTAGCCCACTCAGTAAGCATGAGGTTTAAACTTCTCCGCGCCGTTCTTAAGTCGTAACCAGACCTAAGCTCCGCCCCGCATCGTTCAAACGCCTCTTCCACTAACTCGTTTAGGTTAGGGTTAAATGTGGTAGTTCCTGTAGTACTCATTTACCTACCTTCCGAAATGGGGCCACCTTTTTGGCAATTGCTTTAGGTTGGGCGACAAACTGATGCCCTTTTGACTTTCCCGCTCGTTTTGCTCTGGTAGTGGCTGCATACTCTGCGCTTGAAAGAGATTTGATTGCCGCCTCTGGAAGATAGCGCTCCCCAGTATCAGATGACTTTTTGCCACTTTTAGTTGTCCATTTCTGGTCGCCCCAAGCTTTGAGGGATTGTTGAGGGGCTTTCATTTATAGCTTCTCGCCAACTTCAAACAGCGCCAACTTACCCCGCAAACGAGCAATCTCAGCATCACGCTCTGCAAGTTTCTTTTGAAAACTTTCATTCATTTCTACCCACATTTGCAAATCACGCATTCTCTGTTTATTGTCTTCAACCATCATATGAAATAATCTTTCTGATGCGTCAATTTGCTTTTGAATAAAGTTAGTCACGGTAACCTCCACCGGCTGCTTTATATTTCTTGGCTACAAGCTGTGCCTTCCTCGCGGACCATTGTCCAGCGCCTGTGCCATGTGTAGCTGCGGCTTTAACTTGAGCAACAATACGCTTACGAAGCTCAGGCTTCGTATAGTTCCCAGCTTCGTTAACAGAGCCACCTTCTTTGAATTGAAGGAAGTCCGTATTATCCCGGCGCTTCATCTTTTTCGCTTTGGGCATCTTGCTTGGGTTAATTGCACCCATTCCTCGGGATGGCATCATTTAGTTGCTCCTGACATGATTCCTACGTCAGCCATAGGACCATAAGACTGAGTATATTCTGGTGGAGGCAAATTGAAAATCCCATACATTTCAGGCGGTGGGACGGTTGGGTAGCCATAGTCCACATAAGTCGTGCCATTTTCCGCAAAGGTCGGAAATATAGGTATGAATGGCATAGTCGGAGTGGTTGGTGTTTTGGGGGCTGTTGGCGTCTTAGTCGTTGTTGATGTAGTCGTTGTTGGCGTAGTGGTTGTTGGAGTGGTTGTTGGAGTGGTTGAAGTGGTTTCTGTTGGGCTACCAATAATCTCGTCAATAATGTTTTTCTCTGTTTGATTAAAGACAAATTCCCCGGGCCTTATTATTGACGTGGGAGGTTGTTCAGTTGTTATGCCTCCGGGTATTTCTGGAGGTTCTACGTTGATGGGCGGCGACACATTAATCGTCGGTGTTGAGGTTGGTGTAGGCGTAGGTGTAGGAGTCGGCGTTGGAGTTGGGGTTGGGGTTGGAGTTGGTGTAGGTGTTGGTGTAGGTGTTGGTGTGGGCTGGGTAACAACATCAGGTTGAGTCACAATGTCTGGCTGAGTCACAATCTCAGGTTGAGTTACGACATTAGGCTGAACGACAACATCGGGGGTGACGTCACCTGTAGCCGGGAGCGTCGAAACAATGCCCACTTGAGACGGAACAACAGGAGTCGCAGGAATTGATCCAATCCCGGGAGAGGTTTGTAAAATATTTGTTTTCTGATTGATTTCTTGCAAAACAACTGGCAACTTATCGACGCCTAAGTCGCCATTAGAAACAATTTGTTTCAAGACATTATTTAATTGCTCAGGCGTCTTGATCTCTCCGCTTTCAATTCTTTGAATCGCGCCATTAACAACTGCAATTTGCTTGTCAGCCGGGGCAACAATTTGAAGAACCGTGCCTATGCTTTTGTTCAAATTCCCGGCGTCTGACTGTATTGGGGCCATCCCACTTGGGGTATTCACCACGCCTGCGGGGGTAAGTCCATTATTGATTTCCGATATGGGCGCTGAGTCTAAGCTTTGCCCAGAGATGCTAGGTATAGGCGTCCCATTAAGCGTGTTTTGGTTTCTGATATCCCCGATGGTTGCATCTAATTGCTCACCAATCTTTTGAAGCATTGCGCTTCCATAATAAGAAGCGATTTCTTCTTCTGTTCCTTTATTAATCCATGTGCTTGCTATAGGGTTTCCGTTTGCGTCGTACTGCTGACTTATCCCAAAAAATGGATACCACTGGCCTGAAGGGACGCCCTCTTTCCCGGCCAAACCTGTACTCAAGTAAAACGGCACCTGAGACCCTTCTACTTCAACTAGGACGATCTTTCTTTGGTTGTAATCCACGATGGGCGAAGACGATCCATCCCCTAGCGGGATACTTTTTAGCGGAGGGGCCTCGGATATAAGCGGCTGCGTGCCATCAATGATTTGACTAATCGCGCCAGAGGTATCAGGAAGACCACTTAATATCCCCCCGGGTGGCTCAATATTTATCCCGCTTGGCGGTTCAATACTTATGCCGCTCTTCGGAGCCACCGTGACTGTTGCAGAAGGAGCTTTTGCCGCCCCCTCTACAACTGCTGGTACGGGTTGAACACCGATTTTATTCGCCGTATAAGCCTGAATTTGATTCCCTAAACCCGATGAAGCTGCGACGTTGCCACCAAGGAATGACCCTACCACGCCGACTGTTGCCGCTTCTGCATCAGTCTTCCCTGTCATCTTGGCAATGGTGAATTCTTCTAAGTACTCAGAACCCATTTCTTTTGCTGTTTTGGCCGCTGCCCCGCCTATGCCCGGGATAAGAGAAATGGCGCCTGTTACAAGCGCAGCAACCCCAGCATCCTGAGAAGCTAACTTTGCATACTCTCTGTCAGTCTTGACAGGTTTCCCAGCGGCTATATCAGCTTGTTTAAGCTCATTAGATTTTTGAAGTGCTTGAGCACCAGCAGATTCTGAAACATTTAAAATAAATGACCCAACAAGCGCAGCCGGTCCAGATAGCAATACCTCTGGATTCTGAACAACTTCTTCTCCAAAGAGCGCAATAGCTCCAATGGGGTTGTTCTTAACCGCATTGTAAATAGCATTAAATTGATCTGAGCCGCTTGGCTTACCTGTTTCACTTCTACTTGCCGCAGCGTTCATGTCGTTATAGACATCTTGCACAAACTTGCTAGCAGATGTGTTTACATACTCAGGACGCATAACGCGACCTTGGCTCTCAACGTCCTGAAAGAACTTAATAAGATCTTGCGTTTTGGTTTCGTCCAGCCCAAGCTTTTGGGCTACCTGTTGTGCCGCTGATGAGTAAGATGCACCAAGCCCACCGATCCCCGCCTGTACTGTCCCTAGCAAAGCGTTAACAGCGTTGTTGGTTTTTGTGTATTTACTTAATGACTCTTGGGCCAACTCGCCCTGAGGGTTAAAGACCGCCCGGTCTCCCGTGATGTTATTAATTATTTGTTTTGAACCGTCGGGCAGATCGGTCGTTGTTAGATAGGAAAGATCCCTAATGTTGGGGTCTTTCGCCTGAGTAAGTAAAAAAGAATCTTTCGCCGGATTAGAACCGGGCGACATAGCACTAACAATATCACTGGTGTAGCCTGTGTTAATAAATTTCGCAGATGGCGGCAACCCATTAACAACAGCCCCCATGCCCTTGGCGCCAAACTCAAGCTCCCCGCCTAATACTTGTTGAATATCTTTGCCGGTGCCAGCAACCTGTTGAACTGTCCCGTCTCTTAGATCTCGGACGTAAGTTGTATTGTTGGGTCCCCGGTAGTATTCGTATACGGGCGCGTACACCAAATCTTCTGACGTTACCGACGCTTCGCCCGTGACAGGGTCAGTTGTTATTTTTGGTTGCCCCGGAACTATTGTTATAGACCCGCCGGGGATAAGCGATCCCGTCGTAACCTGAAGCCTGTTGTTTAAATAATTTTGTGCGTCTTGTCCCGTTAACGTAACGCCCATGGCAACATCACCATTTGCGTCTTGGAATGCAAAATCACTCAGGCTTGCTGTTTGTTGGCCGTTGGTCGTTCCTTGCAGTTCTGCAATTTGATTTTCATTAAATGCGCCTAAGTCAACAGTCTCGCCTCTTGGGACTGACGTTACCCCAGAAGCCGCATCTAAACTAATGTTTTCAAAGATGCCCTTGTTTTGATTAATAAACGTCAGTGCTGTTGCTGGGTTAAGCAAAGCCTTTAAATTGTTGCCTTGAGAAGCTACGGTGTTAAGCAATAAGTTTGTTTGTGCAGCGTTTAAACCTGTGCTTTCCTGTACTAATTTCGTTACTGTGGGTGACACCCCAGCAATAAACATTTGAGCTGGATCTATTTGCCCTGAAGCAATAAGCTGAGTTACAGCGTTCCCTACTGCCTTGTCCACGCCTGCCGGAAGCTTGAGATCAGAAAGCGTTGTATTGATAGCATTTGAAGCTATCTGCCCTATGACAGGCGCCACCCCACCTTTTATAAAGCCTGTTTCAAAATCCCCGCCAGTAACTTCAGACACTGCTCCTTGGTATGTGCCATTAACAATTATTGAAGCTGCATATGGCGCTATTGATGCTGGAATGCCTGCGGACATAAGTGTCCCGGTAAGACCTGTCCCGGCAACCATTTCCCCGCCAAGTGCAGCCAACTCTATACCACCTACCGTCGTGCCTATAATTTCAGGTAGCAAATAAGGCGCAGCAAACGCAGCAATCATGGCGATGGGCATCGCATAGTCTTTGATGCTTTCAGCCTCGCCTTGGTACATCTTTGGATCGCCGACAGGTTTAAACTGATTCCCTGTCGCTTGATATAGCTGCGACATACGCTCCCGGTCGGGACCACCGGTTGCGCCGCCAATCATGAAATATGCATTACCCTCCGCAATATCCTGTGGCGTAATATCCTCATTAGCAACTTTGACCATTTTCCCGTCAACATTCTTGTATGACTCTACAAATGTTGAACGATGATCTAAGATATTTGCAAATACTGGATTGGACGCTATATACTCTGCCGCCGTTTGCGGAACCTCTTCGTATAGCTGTTCTTCTCCCGCAAACCCAGCAGGAACCATCTTTGTACCAAAGTCGGTTACACCTTCTAAGGGATTGATCAACCTATTCCCGGGCTGGAATATTTTTGCTGACTCATCCGGCGTCCAGTTCATGTCAAACTGGGTTTCTTCCAGAGCCTTTAATGCAGCATCTTGCTTGTCCGATGGCGCAATATATTTTGCAATATCCGAAAGTGGGATTTGGTTCTGATTTGCAAACGATACTATTTCAGAGTTATCAAGCTTGTTATCGCTTGCTTGAAGCTCGTTTAAACTGTTTGTTATAAAGGTGTCTTTGCGGTAATTTGCCAAATCTTTTGCTGAAATACCTAATGCGCTTACTGCTTGTTGGTCTGTAAGTTTATTTTGACCAATAAACTCAACAATCTTTTCGTAGGTTAATGGATTGTCTTTATTAAACTGACTTGTGAACTGGGCATAAGCGTCGCGTAAGTCTCTCTGCTCAGGCGTGTATTTACTTTCGTTGGTAAGGCTTGTGACTAAATCAGATTGATCTTTGCCAAAGTATTTGCTGACAAAATCACTAATACCCATCCCAGATGCATCTACTTCATCCAAGATTTCATTTAAGGTTAAGCCGTCTTTTTGTTTGTCAGTTAATGATGACCGGATAGAAACATCCTGATCAAATGACTTAAGCGCGGCTGTCGTGTCAGCTTCTTTCAACCCTAAGAGGTCGTTTAAACCCGCTTCAGGATTAATACCTTGTGTTCGTAAACTGTTGGCAATCGTTCCAAGATTGCTTTGAACTAAGTCTTTAAACTCGGCTTCGGTCTTCCCGTAAAACTTCGCAAGATTATCTAGCTCAATCCCACGATCAATGGCTGTTGAGATGGCTTTCGGGAAATCAATCTGTTTAGTCGTTGGATCTATTAGTCCAACAAAGATGGACCGATCCTTCTCATAAACCAAATTGTCTGTGGTCAGCGAAGGAAAGTTTGTTTTAAGTGCATTGGCTACGTCGGTATACGAAAGATTGTTCTCGTCTGCCCAAGCGATAAGCTTGCCAACGTCTAAGGTGTTGGTTGTTTTTCCATCAGCCGTGGTTGTATTAATGAAACCTTTGGTCTGGTTTCTTATATCTTCAGCTTTAAGCTCATTTGCTGTTTGACTAATAATGACGTCAGCAACGTCTGGGCGAATACCCTGCTCGGCGGCAATCGCCCTAAGATCTTCAACCGTTGCGCCATTAGAAAGTAAATTGGTAACCTTATCCTGAAAAAACCCCTTCATGGCTGACTCATAGTCATCCATGGTTTTATTAACCCCAAACGCTTTGTTAAGAAGACCCAGCGTTTCTTCCGGCGACCATTTATTATTGATGGCCTCCATGATGACGCGGTTTTCTAACGTCTCTGCGTCTGGGTTATCAGAGGCGACTCTTTCTCTGAATGCATCCGCTTTTTGGGCAAACTCTCTGTCGGCAATTTCTTTTTGAAATGACGTAGAAAATGACGCTCTTTCTTCTGGTGATATGACATCGCCAAACTGTGATGCGTATTGACTTAATTCGGATGCTGTTGGTGCTCTTCCTAGTATTTCTTGGTAAAGAGCACCTATCCCGGCTTCTGATCTTGCTTTAAACGCAGACTCTGCGGCTACTCTAGCGGCTTCTTGTTCAGCAGCTATTCTAATAGCTTCTTGTCTAGCCGCTTCTTGTCTAGCCGCTTCTTGTCTAGCCGCTTCTTGCCGGATCTGTTCTTGGATCTGTTCTTGTCTGATAGCTTCTTGTCTAGCGGCCTCTTCAGCGGCTTGCTGCGCCCTATAAGCGGCCTCTTGCTCTGCCGCTATCCTGTTTGCTTCTTCGTCGTAAGCAGTTACTTCGTCAGTTTTTAGACCGCCGAAGCCCTGCTTGTCTTCATAAGCAACGGTGCCGCTTGACTGCAAGGCTGCATTAAGGTCAATGCCGTAGTTTTCTCTAGCAGCCCAGACCAGTGTTTCATGGTCCCAACCTTCGTTTCTTAACGAATCATAAAGGTTTTGTAACTCATCCGTACTTATTGCAAGAGACATAATGACTCATAAGAAAGCTAATTAACAGTAGCTACCGCCCTTGCTCATCTTAATCATCGTGCCTTTGGTCTTGCCTTTTACTGCAACACCATCACGGCTTGGCGCAGCAGTCTTGACCTTGCCCATCTTGTTAGGCATGACCTTGCCGCCGTCCATGTAACCGCCGACTTTCATTTTCTTCATGGGTTCTTTTTTCATCGCTTTTTCCTCTGCTATTCCAATTGCAAGTGCTTGCTTGGGGTTAGTGACTTTTTGTCCAGACGAAGACTTTAACTTGCCTTCCTTAAACTCTTTCATAACGAAACCGACTTTATCTTTCATAGATATTTACCTCTGGTTTTACCACGCATCGCAATACCATCAGCGCGTTTAGACGCGCTTGATACAGTACTGTTTTGTTTCTTAGCTTTTACCTGACCGCCTTTTTTCATGAAGTCAGATCCCATGCGAATTTCATCTAATTCATCTTGCGTTGGTCGCCGCGCACCCGGATCTCTTCCGCCGCCCCTTTCCGGAGCAAGTGTTCTCTCACCTCTACTTGCCGCTTGCTTCGGTGCCGTTTTTGTTAACAGACTTGAACCTAGTGCCTTGGCGCCTCTTAACAAGGGACCGCCCAAAAGCGCCATTTCAGGGGCCACTGTATCAAGTGGCTTATCGTATTTCATAAGCCTATCAAGCCCTGCCTGTCTGTCCATCTTGGGAGGCTCGGCTTTCTGAGGAGCCGCCTTGACAGGTGCTACTGGTTCTTGTTTGCGCGTCATACTTCTTTGTGCATTCAAGTAATCACGGAGATTATCAAACCCAGCTTTCCTCATTTGCTCTTGCGTTACAACAGGTTGTTTTGTTGGCGCCTTTATATTGGCTTTAATACCAGCTAATTGTCCGGTGCCAGAATCTTCTGCGCCTGAAGGTTTCATCTGCATAATCCGCTCTCGCGGCTCTTCTGCGCCTCTACTTCCTTCTGTCAACAAACGTGAGCGAAGTGCTATACCTTCTGCCGATTCTGCTGCTGTTCCCGGACTTGCTAAATTGACGCGCCGTGCCGTTGGCATGACATCAGTACCTTCAGGGGCGCCTCTTTTCCTAACCGGTAACGATTGAGCTACTGGCGCGGCTTCGGGCTGCTGCGGCACACTTCCTGACATGACAGGCGTCCCAGTTTCTTTAAGCGGCCTGCCACGATTGATATCAAACCGATTGGTGTATGTATCCATACCCGACCGGACAATTTCTCCGCTTGAATCTCTTAGCGGTTCACGCTCAAAATCTAAATACGCGCCCTCTTGGAAGCGGCGGACTTTACGCTTTTTCATCACTATCCTTTCTTTGCGAGGGCGTCAATCTTTGCTTCAAGCCTTTCAAAGCCTGAATCAAATCGTTCCATAATTTTTTCAAGGTCTTGGCGCACTTCTGCGCGAGTGATGAGATCACGGGCTATTTCCTCTCGGGTTTTATTGAGTAAGACTTGTAGACGTTGCAGCTCATCGTGGGAATTTTTGAGCATGAACATGACAAGCCCTACCAAAACAGAGGTGATGAGATTCCAAAGGATCATCGGGTCCATTTAACA